AAGCTCAAATGCTGTCGAAGAAAGCTATAGTTTTGTAGAACTGATACAAGATCAAAATGAGTACCGACTTCCAGACGAGATCATCGAAGTACAAAGTATATTCCGTAGAGCAATTGGTTCTAGATCGGGTATGGGTGCTGGTGGTACGTTATTCGAACCATTTAATCTCGCTTTTACCAACACATACTTGTTAAGTGGTAGTATGATGGGTGGATTAGCAACGTATGAAATGTTTGCTGGTTATCAAAAATTAGTTGGTAGAATGTTTGGTAGTTATATTGAATTCAAGTGGAAACAACAAAGCCATATCCTTACAATTTTACAACGACCATTTGCCCAAGGCGAACAGATATTACTAAAAACTCACAATTATAGACCCGACTTTGTATTGCTTACTGATATGTATGCCAAGCAATGGTTACGTGATTATACATTGGCAACTTGTAAAATTATGTTAGGTGAAGCAAGAAGTCTATTTGCTAGCATTGCTGGACCAAGTGGTGGCATAACCCTCAATGGTGCAGAAATGAAGAATTCTGGTAAAGAAGATTTGGTCAATTTAGATAAAGAACTTGAAACTTATATATCCGGCGGTACAGGATTAACCTTCATTATTGGATAATTGATTGACAATTATCTTCTTTTGGTGTATAATAGCATCAACTAGGAGATAATTAATGACACAAAAACAAAAAACTATTATTGGAATTGTCGGCTCGATAGGAGCTGGTAAAGATACCGCAGCTGATTACTTAACTAACTTTCATAGTTTTAGACGTGAATCATTTGCTACTAGCTTGAAGGATGCTGTGGCAATGATATTTGGATGGGATCGATCATTGCTTGAAGGTAGAACTAAGCAATCAAGGGAATGGCGAGAACAGCCAGATGAATGGTGGTGTGCTAGATTAGATATGCCACATTTGACACCACGCTGGGTATTACAATATTTTGGCACTGATGTATGTCGAATGGCATTCCATGATGATATATGGATTGCTAGTTTAGAAAAGAAATTATTAGCAAGTGAAGATAATATTGTCATATCTGACTGTCGATTTCCAAATGAATTTAAGGCTATACAAAATACTGGTGGAAAAATCATTAGAGTTAAACGTGGTGAAGATCCAGAATGGTTCAAGGTAGCTGAAATAGTTAATCGTGGTCCGGAACAGGATTTTCGATGGGTTAATTACAAAATCATTATGGATAGTTATAATATTCACAATAGTGAATGGGCATGGGCAGGATTAGATTATGCTGCAACGTTGGAAAATAATGGCACGGTTGATGAATTATACAAACAAATCAATGAGTTAATTATCTAATATCTGGTACCAAATCGCCTTGTTTCCATATCACGCCTTCACGATGAAGTACTCTTTGGCAGTTGGCACAAATTGTTTTAAGATTACTTGGCCTACAATTATTTAAATTACCGTCAATGTGGAATACTGTAAAAACTTCCACATACGGTGATTTAAAACCACACTTATCGCATTGCATTTTTACGCGATACCCTGCTTTATACCATCTACATAACCTAGGTTTCCCAGCTCGACAAGCTTCGCACACTTTTCGATAATAAGTGCGTCCATTCTTTATATAATTAACGGCTACTGGCCTACATCCGCACGAACAAAGTGGTCTCATAAAAGTATTTAATAAATATGTACCTTTTTGTCCCTTTTTTACAGTGAATAAGGGGCATAATTACACAAAAGCCGCTAAATATAGTAAGAGATCTCTTAGAGAACTTATTTACGGAGAATATATTATGGCTCAACTTAGCTCACCAGGTGTAAGTGTAACAGTAATTGACGAAAGTTTTTACACACCCGCTGCTCCTGGCACAGTCCCACTGATCATTGTTGCTTCAGAAGAAAGCAAACAAAATAGTGCTAGCACCGGTACCGCTGCTGGTACATTAAAAGCAAATGCTGGTAAGGTTTATTTACTTACTAGTCAAAAAGATTTATCCGATACATTTGGTACTTCCAAATTTATCACAGACGCAAGCAATAACCCAGTTCATGCTGGGGAACAAAACGAATATGGATTACAAGCTGCTTACAGTTATCTAGGTGTTAGCAATCGAGCATATGTGGTTCGTGCTGATATTGATTTAGCACAACTAAATGCTAAAACAACTTCTCCATCTGGAACACCAGAAGATGGTACATTTTGGTTTGATACCGCTACTACTAAATTTGGTATATTTGAATGGAATGCAGCAGCTGCATCTGTTACAAATGGCCAATCATTTATGGTGAAATATCCATTAGTGATTACTGATATTACTAAAGTTGCTAATTATCCAGGTGCGCCAGCCCCGAAAGCTAGTATTGGTGCGGTTGGTAGTTATGCTATTGTTGCTGTCAGTACTCTTATTAAATTATGGTACAAGAAACCTGCTACTCACACGTCTGCTGGCTGGGTTGAAGTTGGGTCTGATGAATGGCAAGTAAGCTGGCCTACTATTCAAGGTACAGAAAGCAATCCAGTATTGTCTATTAGTAGTGATACATTAGTTATAAATGGTATAACTACTACTGGTACTACTTTACAGAATTTAATAGATGATATTAATTCTAAACTTACTATAGAAGGTATTACTGCTGCTGCACCGGCTGGAAAATTAGAATTATATTCTACCGGGGTTGCTATTAGCATCACTGCTGGAACAGCCGTTACTCCTACTAATAAAATTGGTGTGAGTATTGGCACATATAACGCTACCGCATTGACAATTGCCCCACATACACAAGTACCGCAGTATAAAGTAGGTGGTGATAAAAGACCAACTGGATCGGTTTGGATAAAAACTACATATCCTAATTTAGGTGCTGATTGGGTTGTTAAACGTTATAATACTAATACTAGTGCATGGTCTACTATGTCAGCTCCATTGTACGCAAATAATGCTGCTGCGTTAGTTGGGCTTGATTCAACCGGTGGTGGTATAAATTTAGCAGCAAATACAGTATATGTTAAATTTAACGATTCTGAAGATATATCTGCACTTGCTAATTTTAAATTGTATCGTCGTCGAGGAGTAGGTTCTACTTCTATTACATCATCGGTTGTTACAAGTAGTACATTTTTAGCTGAAACGATGTATTCATTTACTATATCTGAAACAACAGTTGGTAATACTGTATTGACTTCACCCGTGACCATTGATTTTACTGTTGGTGCTGCGCCTGTTTTAGCAGTTGCAGTTACTGAGATAATATTGGCAGCAATTCAAACGGCATTAGTTGGATCAAATATCATTGCTACCATAAACAACAATACGAATCAAATTACTATTAGTCATATTGATGGTGGTGATTTTACATTAGTTGATGTGACTGGATCACCAATTAGTAAAATGTTTAATATAGCAACTACTAGTAATTTGTATGCTGCTCCAACTGGAGAAGCAGACGTATATGTTGCTAGTATGTGGACTTCTGTTACTGATAACAAATCTGGTGGATTTGCTATTGCTTCAGCTGATGCTCCAACTACTATCGCTCCAGATAATCAATTATGGTACAACAGTATTATCGACGAAGTTGATATTATGATGCATAATGGTACGCAATGGGTTGGCTATTTGGAAGCAACAGCAAAAACTATCAATCTTGCTGGTGAAACATCGACAGATCTTACCAATACTGATCCAGCTGGTCCTATCATAAGTGCTACTAAACCATTGTTACAAAGTGATGGTTCAGCATTGGCAAATGGTGATATCTGGATTAGTACTGCTGATTTGGAAAATTTCCCATTGATTTACAAATATGATAAATTATCAATGAAATGGCTTGCTGTTGATTCAGCTGACCAAACTACTGAAAATGGTATTGTATTTCATGACGCACGTTGGAACACGACTGGAAAAACTGCTGATGCTAGTTCAATTGATGAATTACTATTAAGTAATTTTGTAGATTTTGATGCTCCTGATCCTGCTCTTTATCCAAAAGGTATGTTACTTTGGAATTTGCGTAGAAGTGGCTATAATGTAAAACGTTTTTCACGTGATTATATTAATATATTAAATAGAAATCTACGTGTTGATGAAACTATGGCGGATTATTATCCTCATCGTTGGGTTAGTGAAGCTGGAAACCAAGAAGATGGTTCTGGTACATTTGGTCGTAAAGCACAACGTAAAGTAGTAGTTCAAGCATTACAAGCACTTGTAAATAGTAATCAACAAATTCGTGATGAAGAAAGTCGCATATTTAATTTGATTGCTTGCCCAGGTTATCCTGAATTGATTGGTGAATTGGTTGGATTAAATGTTGATCGTGGTTTGACTGCGTTCGTAGTTGGTGATACGCCAGCTCGTTTAACACCTGATTCTACAACACTCAGTAACTGGGGAAACAATGCTAATTTAGCTGTTGAAGATAATGACACTGGATTGGTATCATTTGATGAATATCTTGGTGTTTTCTATCCTTGGGGTTACACTAGTGATAATATTGGTAACAACGTTGTTGTTCCACCTAGTCATATGATATTACGTACTATTGCGTTGAGTGATAATGTTAGTTATCCTTGGTTTGCACCTGCTGGAACAAGACGTGGTGGCATTACTAATGCTAGTGCTGTTGGTCATGTTGATGCGCAAGGTGAGTTCCAATCAATTGCTTTGACTAATGGTCATCGTGATACACTAGCCAGTATTAAAGTAAATCCAATTACTTATATTACTGGAAGTGGTCTTGTCAATTATGGACAATTAACTCGTGGTAGAAATGCTTCTGCTTTGGATCGTATAAATGTAGCTCGTTTGGTAATCTATTTGCGCAGACAATTAGCTCAATTAGCTAAACCATATATATTTGAACCAAATGATAAAATCACTCGTGATGAAATCAAACAAGCAGCAGAAAGTTTGTTACTTGAATTAGTAGGACAACGGGCATTGTATGACTACGTAGTAGTTTGTGATACAAGCAACAATACACCAGCCAGGATTGATCGCAATGAATTATATCTTGACATAGCGATTGAACCAGTTAAAGCAGTGGAATTTATTTATATTCCATTACGCTTGAAAAATACTGGCGAAATTAAAGGTTTAGGATAATAGGAGTATAACATGTCAATTGCAACATTATCAAGATTTACTGTTCCGCTAGCAACAGATCAAAGTGCTAGCACACAGGGCATGTTGATGCCCAAATTTAAAAACCGTTTTAGAATTATGTTCGAAAACTTTGGTGTTTCTGGCTCTACAACTGAACTTACAAAACAAGTTTCAGATGCAGGTCGTCCAAATGTTACGTTCGGCGATGGTAAAATAGAAGTTTATAACTCTACTATTAACTTAGCTCTTAAACCAACCTTTGCACCTATCGCTGTTAAATTGCGTGATGATGTAACCGGCGCGGTTAGTAAGCTAATAGGCGAACAAAATCAGAAACAATTTGACTTTTTTGAACAAAGTTCAGCTGCTTCTGGTGGTGATTATAAATTTACTATGCGTATCGAAATGTTAGATGGTGGAAACGGCGCAAATACTCCTGTTATTCTCGAAACTTGGGAATGTTACGGATGTTACGTTAAATCTACTAACTACAATACATTGGCTTATGCTGGACAAGAAATTCAACTTATCGAGTTATCAATTCAACCTGATAACTGTGTTCAAGTTGGTACATCTGCTGCATTTGGTATTAGTGGTTCTAAACGAACTACTGGCACAAATGCTACCGGTAGCGGTATCTAATACCCACAATATTAAGCCCACTTCGGTGGGCTTTTTTATGCCTGGTAGTTAAGGATGTATATAATTATTTGAATAAATAATAGTATGTCATTTACTCCAACTAACCAATTAAAATCAAACCCTACCGTATGGTTTCGTAATCAACAACACGCATCAAGATTATTCGTTGATGATCAATTTAGACTTGCGCCAAAAGTAAAGTACTTATTTCATGTTGCGTTTGGAATAAATCAAGACGCCTTACACAATATAGAACTAATACAACGCCATCGAAATGAAATTAATATGTTGGTTAAGACTGTCGAAATACCAAAATTTACTGTTACAACCGAAACATTAAATCAGTATAATAGAAAGAAAGTTGTGCAGTATCAACATAAAATAGAAC